AAACGTAAAATGGTGGAAGTGGATAGCGACCTCACATTAATTTCTAAAATTCAAGAAGATCATCGAGATGAGCATAGCCTCATAGCGCTAATCGACAGACATTCTGGAATATTTCATACGATGGTGAATCACTACATGTCTCATCCTAATTTTACATTAGACAAAAACCAGATTGTAGGAGAAAAAGATTTAACAATTTACGATTCCGCCTTGAACTACGATCCTAATCGTAACACTAAATTTTCTACACACTTAGCTAACCAGACTAAATGGAAATGCCTAAATGCTCTCAATAAAAAGCGAAAATGTAAAGAATATTTTATTGACGATGAAAATAGCTATGTAGAGCCTCACTGCGAATCATTCATCCCAGATATCAATAAAGGAGAGGCGATGGTAATGTTCCAAGAGTGTTTAAAAAAAGAATCTGACGAAAGGGTAAAAAAAATAGTTGACATGCGATATGGTTCATCTAATAATAAGCTCACTCCTTGGAGAGCTATCGCAAATAGTCTTGACCTTAGCATCCAAGGGTGTATAAACATCCACAATAAGTTTATAAACAAAGTAAAGAACGAAATAAATTATGTATAATTCAGTAACAGCAGCAGCCTATTTGGTTAAAGACCCAGTAGTTCGTAATACCACCAATGGTAAGAAAGTAGTCAGCCTTCGCGCTGGAATCTCGACATCAAACGCTAAGACTAAGTGCTTCGTTGATATCGAGTATTGGGATAAAACAGCAGAAATCGCTGAAAAATATCTCTCCAAGGGTAGAGAATTTATTGTAAATGGAGAGCTTTGTATGTCATCTTGGGAAAAAGATGGTAAGCAATTCAGCAAATACTTTATTCGTGGCAAGGACCTCCAGTTTCTAGGCTCAAAGAAGTCTGAAGATAGTGATTCTAATTCAGAATCAGGTGGTGGTGATAGTGACGATGTTCCATTTTAAATGAAACTTCTTTTAGAAGCGCCTCTAAATAGCCTTAGTTTTGGTAATGTTTCTTATAACATTATTAAAGAGTTACAAAGGCTAGATGTTGAGATAGGTTTATTCCCTACGGGGGGTAACGTTGATCTTAATGCATTTGATGTTGGTGAAGATTTAAAAGAATATATTCAGAATGCTATAAACGAAAGATGGAGTTTTGTCAATAAAGAAATTCCATCTTTGAAACTGTGGCATTTTAATGGGTCTGAAAATAGAAAGAATAAAGATCAACATCTGTTTACTTTCTATGAGTGTAGTGAGCCTACTAAAATTGAGAAGGCTACTTGCTCGGTTCAAGATTCTACAATTTTCTCCTCTACATATGCAAAAGATATGTTTGAGGAACAAGGTTGTGATAACACCCATTTCATACCTTTAGGTTTCGATGAGGAGTTTAAAAGGACTGACAGGGAATATTTGAAAGGTATTATCCATTTTGGTCTAATGGGTAAATTCGAAAATAGGAAGCATACAAAAAAGATCATCCAAACTTGGTTATCTAAATATGGTAATGATCCTAAGTATCAATTGTCTTGCTGCATCAATAATCCGTTCTTTAAACCAGAACAAATGCATGGTGTTTGGCAAGATATTACGAAAGGTGAAAACTATAATAATCTTAACATTATACCTCACCTTGCAAAGAATGCAGAAGTAAACGAACTTCTTAACGCTATAGATATTGACCTTACTGGTCTTTCTGGTGGCGAAGGTTGGAACTTACCTGCATTTAATGCTACTTGTTTGGGTAAATGGAGTATCGTATTAAATGAAACTTCTCATAAAGATTGGGCTACAGAAGACAATTGTATTTTAGTTGAATCTACAGGTAGGACTATTCCTAGCGCAGATGGGATGTTCTTCAATAAAGGTGCTGATTATAATCAAGGTGACTTCTATGACTGGGATGAAGAAACAGTTATCAAAGCTATGGAAGAAGCTGAGACTAAAGTGGGACAAATTAACGCAGAGGGAGTCAAATTGGGAGACACTATGACTTATAAGAAGACGACTGAAGCTATCTTATCCCTTATCTACAAGGAAAATTGATTTGGCACAAGTCGTGTTATATAGATTGTGATTATGAATACATTAATTAACAACTTACTTAACGACATTACTAGTTACCCTAAACAGAAAGCCTATGATAGAATTAAAGATTCTGGAGATGTTTATTCTGCAGAATTTGAATTAGCTGGCTTTTCCAAAAAAGATGTAACTCTTAGTGTTATCGATAACGTCCTAACCGTATCAGCTAAAAATGAAGATAGATCTAGAAACTATGAATTATATTTATATGATTTAGTATCTGAAGAACACATTTCAGCTTCTCTGAAGAATGGGATGCTTCATTTGACCTTACCTAAGAAAGCTGTTAAAGGAGCTAAAAAAATAGAGATAAAATAATGTCTATATATGTTTACAAACACCCTGATACAGATGAACACCGTGAGGTAGTTCAAGGGATGAATGACGAACATATATATATAGACGAATTTGGTGTGCAATGGGGGAGGGTTTGGCTCTCCCCTAATGCCGCCATAGATAGCTCTATAGACCCTTTTAGTAAGCAGCAATACATCGACGCTACTTATAATAAAAAAGGCACTGTGGGTAATATGATGGACTACTCAGCAGAACTTAGCGCACAGAGAGCAGAGAAAGCTGGAGGTATAGACCCTGTTAAAGAAAAATTCTACAATAATTACGCTAAAGAGCGTAATGGGACAGAGCATCCAAATAGGATTAAAGAAAAAGGCTACGAGAGTAAAGATGTCAAAGTGGATTACGATTAGTAAGCAGTCCCACTTAATTTCAAACCTTTTTCTTGTGTCACTGGGAAAGTAAAACTCGCGTCGAAATTCATTCTCCCATTGATATCCATAGAATAATTATAAGATCCTAATTTAGCTTCTTCTATTCTGTATATCATAGTTTTACCACTTGCTTCTAGAGTCAAGTCAAACTGATATAGCTGGTCAGAATTCAAAACACCAGTCATAGCCCCGCTTTCGAATCCAGAGACTTGCGAAGAAACAGAAAATGAACCATTTGCTGGAAATTGTCTTTTCCTTCCGAATGCGTAATCGTTGCCTAATCCATATGCTGAAACGCGAGGTATTGATACGTTCATATCGACAGATTGAACTAGGTGTCTCCCAGATATTTCTTGACCTCCGACCTGCAAATTCTGCAAGGTTACATCACTTCCAGCATTAGTCGGGTTGACTATCGGAGGGGCTTTTTCTAAAGCGACTGTAGATAAATCCTTGGTGAAATGAAATGTAGATCTACCTACATTATCATTATTACCTCCAGTTAGATTTATAGCTGGCTTCTGCATAGATTTCCCTGTTAAGTTATCAAATACAACGTTAGAGCAAATATAAGAAGTGCTAACTGTGGGTAAACCGCCGACAGCATAACTCAAACTATAAGACTCTGGGAAGCAATTTCCAAATGCTATAGCATCATCGCCACTAAAATTAAGAGTATTATCAAATGAGGTGAGAGAATTGTCTAAAAAAGATTCTTCTTGGTTTTCGCTAAAAAAAACATAAAAATTATTAGAGTCATTAGCGTCACTAGGATTAAATATGCTTTGAAAACTCGTAAGTGGGGGAGTATTTAGAAACCTACCTTGAACTTCATTAGAAAATTCAGGCTCTGGGATATAAGTAATATTTAAATTTACATCAGGTTGATTATATATTTCGTTACTAGATAGATCTTGTGATCCAATTTGTTTGGATTGTTGCCTAGAATAATCAATAGAATAATTCAATGTCTGAGTTATTTTATGCAGCTTAAGATTATCATCCCCTTCGGACCAAGCTGTATAGAAATCTTGAGCCGCTACAATTGCGTTATTACTTCTTATTATATTCCTAGACATATTAAGTTCCTGTTGGAATTACACCCATAGGGTCTTCTTTAAGTTCTACACTTAACGTATTGGAATTAGCATAGTTCCATGTATGAGTCCACTTGGGGCTATAGTATACCTTCGGTCTATTGTAGACAGAAGGAATTTGGTGTTTAAATCTACGGTATCCACCTTTGTTCTCCAAAAAATGAATCATGGTTTTTAATTGCTTATCAGGGATATTATTAAAACTGTAATTCATATCAAATGTTGCGATATTATCGTTAGTCTTAAGTCTCTGAGTAAAAGAGTTTTTATATTCTAGCTTATCAGCTTTAATTTCTACATTATTTTGAGTCCCGATATCAGGCTCGAAAAAGAAATCTTGCGTCCACATTGAGTTTGCTCCTGTTGGAGAATTAGATTGTGTAGAACTATGGTCCCCACTACAGTAGTAAAAATTATCTAATTTGTTTTGACTTATACCTGTATACACGATGTCGTATTCTTTATAAGACTGTGAATAATTATAATCATCAAAAGCTAAGTTTGGGAAACACCCCATCCCAGACCATTTCAATAAAGTAGGGGCATGATCAACCGTTAAACTAGTCGCGACTTCGAAGTGCTGATTATTAATAAAATTAATAGCATAATTATCACAAAAACCAGAAACAGTTTTATAAATTCCCAAATTGTCAGGCTTAAACTCTATAGGTAAATACCCAGACTGAGCTTCAAAAAAGTTAGCAAGCCTTCTAGCATTAGTTTCATTAACTTCATACTTTAAAGAAAATCTAGCCACTAAACTATTAACAGAAAGTGGTATCAAATTATAATAAAAATCATCAGTAATATAACTATGATTCTTAGCTTCGAACTCTACAGTAGATCCATAAACTGGTGTGAGGCTAAGACCCGCGAGTTCTGAAGGCGAGGCTATACCGCTTATGTTGCGATCTCTGTTGTAAAATAAGTCTTCACTCATGAGTGTCCAATATAGTTAAGGGTTAATCTGACAGATCCATCTGCGGATGCATTGATCTGCTCAGAAACTAAAGAAGCTTGAGGAATTGATAATGTCTGTAGATTAGTGCCATCTCGCCCTTTAACAGAAAAAGATAGGGTTTTATCTGATCGGCCTTCTTCAAAAAAACTAAACCCACTAGCTAAAAATATATCATCCACATCTATCTGAACAGAAGCAGAATACTCTATAGGGTTAACGTGTTTTACCTCTACAGGAGTTTCCGATCCTATAGTATAGTATGGTATTTTTTTTACAGAAAGTGAGTAATCAAAACCTAAAACTCTATTAGTAGTACTATGATCGCATGTAGCTGTTATAGATCCTTGACTTGGTATATCTATAGATGTTTGAGTTGCTCCTGAAGCATTTATACCGCTTTTCATTTCGTCATAAACAACAAAACTAGAATTCACTTTAGGTACAGATCCTACAGCGCAGTTTACAGAATAAGATTGTAAATAACCACTTTCAAAACCATAAGAAGTATTATTATTATAATTAAAACTCCCTTTCATTACTTCAGATTTACCTGTAAAATCTAAAATAGGGTCTTCGTAGATTAGGTTCCTTGAAAAAGAAACAGTCTGGTTTGTAGCTCCACCAACCGTCATTACTCCACGGGTTGATCCTAAAGGAGCTACGATATTACTACTATTAGAATAACCTACATCGAGACTCTGAACTCCTGAAAGCTCTCTCGCGCTAGGACTCCCATCGCCTCCCGCTATAAAGAAATGGCAATCGTAATTTAGTGTTGTTCCGTACATTATGCTCTAGCTTGTCTTAGTGATCCCCCTAGTCTTTTCTCGTCATCTATAACTTGTCTAACCACATCTTTTATCTTAGTCGCCAATGAATTCTGTTGATCGTCTCCGTTACCTTGAGAGTTGGATGACCCATCAGAGTTGACGGTGATATTAATTATGGTTTCTCCAGAGTTATCAGAAACAGAAATAAGTTCATCAAGTTTACCTACTACGTCTCCAGATCCTCCACCACCCCCTGAGTTAAGAGCGTTTAAATTACCTCTACCAATTCTCTGGGTCGCAGCAGCGTTCATAACGAACTCACCGCCAGACAACATTGTTGGCACTGTGTCTACTCCAGAAGTATAAGGTATAGAACCGCCTGTAGCTTTCTTGGAGAATAGATCAGTAAGGCTGTTAAATCCAAAAGAGAATAAAGCTGAACCTACAGATGCTAGCAGACCTTTTTTTGCCATAGCATTTCGCTCTTTAAGTTCTGCCTCTTTATTAGCTTGCTGAGTGAACAAACCAAATGCTGCCTCCTTAGAAGCTTGCTCCCTCTGGAATGCTGGGCTGTTCCTCCGTCCAAACATCGTCAGTGCTGCACTTTGAGGAGCTAAGTTTACAGAAGCAAATCCTGAACCTCCTCTTGCTTTATCAAAGTTACCAGTAGTAAAACCTTGAGTGGCAAAATCTAGTAAATTATCTTTACCTTTCATTGCCCCTTGTCCGTAGGTTCCTGGGGTGAATAACCCTCCTCTTTGCATTGTAGGAACAGCACCCGAATTCAAAGCCGCCATGAAAGAAGATCCGTATTTATTAACAGAACTCTTCTTCATTACGAATTCTCCGCCAGTCAGTAACGCTGGCACATCATCTCGATTACCAGAACCTCCTCTTACTTGTCCTCCAGCATTGAATCCAGATATTATATTATTTACAGCTTTCTGCATGAAAGCTTGAGATAAAGTGTTAAAGAAA